TGGAGTGCCAGAAAGGCACAGATGTTAGCATCCGCCTATAAAAAGGCAGGAGGAGGATACAAATAATGCCAGTACCACTAATAGGAGTAGGGGTTGTAGCAGCAGCTAACTTCATAGTTAGAAAAGGCGTGGTAAAAGCTACTAAAAAGTATACACCTGCACTAATTTCAAAAGCAAAAAAATATATTAATAAAAATAAATTAATATTATCAGGAAATAAAGTTATAAAACCTAAAAAAGGACAGATAAAAACTACAAAAAAGACTACCACAAAGAAAACAACAACTAAAAAGACACCAGTTAAGAATACTACACCTACAGGAACTACAAAACCTGGTACAAAAAGTAAAGTTCCGGGATTAATTATTGGAATAGGTGCAATAGGTGGTGGAACTGCTCTTATGAAAAGTGGTGGAGACAAGGGAACAGGCGGAAGTGGTATGACTTTCAACCAAGCATTTGCTAAAGCTAGAAAAGAAAAAGGTAAAAATGCTACATTCTCTTATAAAGGCAAGATGTATAGCACTGCTACGATGGATGATGTAAAGAAAGCAGGGTTTGATAATCTAAAAGATTACTTAAACTCAATGAAAAAGAAATAATCCTTGCAAAGGAAACAAAAAGAAACAACGAATATAGTTTTTGTTCCTAAAAGAACCTCTATCGGTAGAGGCAAGATAGGGTTTAGTACCATGAACAAACATAAACGAAGGTCTTATAAGAAATATAGAGGGCAAGGTAACTAATGGTAGCAAAGGTATCCACTATAAAAAGAAAAATAAAAAATAAACAGAAGCTAGGCTTCTCTGAAAGAGCAAGAGCAGTCAATAAAGGATTACTACCAAGTAAATCAAAACAGAGAGGTAAATAAAAATGAATAAGTCAGCAAGAGCCAAGGTTAGAAAAGTAGCATCTGGATTAGGTAAAGCAGTGAAGGCACACACTGCCCAGAGAAAACTTTTAAAATCAGCTTTAATGAGTAAGAAAAATGGCGGACCCAAAAAAAGGTACGGGTAAAAAGCCTAAAGGCTCAGGCAGAAGGTTATATACAGATGAAAACCCTAAAGATACAGTCAGCATCAAGTACGCCACAGTACAAGATGCCAAAGACACAATCAGAAAGGTTATCAATATTAATAAGCCTTATGCGAGAAAGATTCAGATACTCACAGTCTTGGAGCAGAGAGCTAAGGTTGCAGGAAAATTTGAGCAGGCCCGATTGGCGAAAGCGGCTAAATTGAAATTAAAGAGGATGCACGATGGCACTAGCAAAAAGTCAAAGAAGTCTTAAATCATGGACAAAACAAAAATGGAGAACGAAGTCTGGGAAACCCTCTTCCAAGACTGGGGAGAGGTACTTACCCTCAGCGGCGATACAAGCATTGTCCCCTCAGGAGTACGCAGCGACAACAAAGGCAAAAAGAAAAGCAACAAAACAAGGAAAGCAGTTCGCAAAACAACCAAAGAACATAGCAAAGAAGACGAGAGCCTATAGGAGGGTATCATGAAGAACGATAAAAAATTTAATGGAAAGACAGATAATAGAAATAATAAAACACAAAATTTCGGTATGCTATCTGTAAAGGCAGGAATAGATAATAATCCTAAAGCCACACAGGCAGATAGGATTGCAGGAGCTACCATGAAAAAGGGGAGGGCGTAATGGACTATTTAAAAAATATTTGGATTGATGTCAAAGGGTGGAGCAAAAAGAAAAAAATATTTGCTTGTGCCGTTGTGGCAATCATTATCATTGCACTAATACAAGGAGCATAGAATGACTAAAGAGACAGAAGATAATCAAAAGAATACTACTCTTAAAGCTATGGAAAGACTTCGTAAAGAAAGAGAAAGAAAAAGAGAATTGGGTATTGGTGGTAGATATAGTTTTGAACTCTTAAAAGATAAGGTTAGAAAATTAGATACATACGACAGAGGGGACTAAATGGCAAAGTCCGATGCTGAAAAGAAAAAAGATTTTTTAAAGAAGCACGGGTTAAAAAGATTTAATGTTTGTGTCATACGCACTGAAGGTAATAAGAAAGGTAAGGTTGGTATACTCGTTAACGGGAAGCCCAAGCTTATTCGCTTCGGTGACGCTTCTATGGGTCACAACTATTCCCCAGAAGCTAGGAAGTCTTTTAAATCACGCCATGCAAAAAATATCGCAAAAGGTCCGACAAGTGCTGCGTACTGGGCAAACAAATGTTTATGGTCAGGTAAAGGCGGTTCGAAGAAAAGCCCTCCTAAAAGTCAAAAAGTTGTTAGAGGAGCCAGAGGTTAAACTGAGCGGAAGAGTTTATAAAGCTGTTAAAGATACAGAGACAGTAGAGTTAATAAAAGAAAGAGATTAATTGGCATACTTAAATCATAACCTACCTCCTTTTAGTGCATACATTAGAAATGAATATTTATACGACCATGAAAAGGGACATGGCGAATATACATTTGCCGATGTACATACAGTTAATAGTTTAGAAAGAAGAGCATTATTATTTGAATGTTTATTACCGAATGGAGTAAACTGGACAAGAAGACCTATTCATGCCTTTTGTTGGAAAAAGAATGCTCCTAAACATGATTTAAATATCCATCAATATTGGGATTGCTTTTCACCTTATGTGGATGTCCAAAGAAGAAATAGATTAGCAAACTGCAGAGCAGAACTCGTAGATTACAAAGGTGTCAAAAGAAAAGGCACATACATGTTTACGATAGACTGGGCATGGGAAAATAAAGCAGGGATGTTAGATACTAATTTTAGTGAAGACCCCGAACACAAATGTGCCCATATGTTTAGAATGGATGATGGAAACTTTTTTGCATACCCCAACAATAGAACCATCTGGTATGACGATGCTTTCATGGAAGAAAGATTAACAAAAAATCCAGGATACAAGATAGACCAAAATTTTTATACAGTAGAGAATACAAGAGAGGAAGATACGACAACTGACGATTCATACATGACTCAGTTTGAACGCCCTTAGTGAAAATATTCTTTGACCATATTACGGGCAAACTAACGAACTATGATTTTCTATACTCTCTCGCTTTAGCTAAGTTTGAAGAAAGAGAATACTGTCAAGCTTTTGAAAATGGTTGGATACCTTTATCATGGTACTATACCAAACTAGATGGACTGACTTGGATTAATGCTAGGAATACAAGATTACTATTAAGTAAATTTACATTTAGTAAAAAACAAAGAAAGACATTACGAAAAAAAGATATACGAGTAGAGATACACGATAAACTAGATGATAATCTTTTTGAAACTATCTCCGATATATTTAAAAAATATGTTCGATATAAAAACTTTCATGAAAAAGATTACGAAGAAGACAGTGAAGTTTTTGAAAAAGAAGATTACATTGATTGGAAATATTTTATTTATTATTACAAAGATAAACCAACAGCGTTTACAGAATTAAAAGTTTTCAAAGGCAAGTATGTTCTAACAGGCCAGTTTGCTTGGGATTATCAATATCCAAAATTAGGTATGGGAACGTATGCAACTTTATACGAGATAGACTGGTCTATCAAAAACAAATGTAAGAAATATTACTTGTCCTATGGTTATGAAAAAACAAGTACATACAAATCAAGGTTCGATGGATTTGAGTTTTGGAATGGTAGAAGTTGGTTAGATAATAAAACGATGTATAAAAAATTATGTGAATACGATACAGATATTAATACTCTACCTGAGTTAAATAAATATCAAAGAAAGTATTTTGAGGTTATAAAATAATGCCACTATATTCTTTTAAAAATAAGAAGACAGGAAAAGAATGGGAAGAGATTTTATCTTTTGCAGAAAGAGAAAAATTATTAAAAGATAAAAATATTGAACAATTAATTACTGCACCTCGATTAAGTTTTATTGAAAGAGCAGAACACAAAGGTAGAGACCAAATGATAAGTGCTGCTCGTCAAGGTATGAGAGAAAGACAAATAGAAGAACAAGTGGGTATTAGAAAGTCTCCTGATTGGTTAAAAGAAAGAACAGAGAGACATTTACAAAAGGTAAGAAATGTTAGTTCCTGAGAAAACAAAACAATTAACAGAAAAGCAAGAAAGCTTTTTAGAAAATTTATTTGGACAAGCTAGAGGTAATCCAAGAGAAGCTGCCAAACTTGCAGGATACGATGAGAATGGATATCAGAAGGTTGTTAAATCTTTAAAACAAGAAATCATCGAAAGAGCAGAAGGTGTATTAGCAACTCATTCACCGAAAGCTGTGATGGGAATGGTTAATGCTTTAGATGATGATGGTAGTGTACCAGGAGCAAACACTAGACTCGAAGCAGCCAAACAAATTTTAGATAGAGTTGGAATATCTAAAACAGAACGCATTGATGTTAATGCGAAAGTCCAACACGGAATATTTATCTTACCGCCAAAGAATGTATGAACCTAAAAAGATAAAAGGCACACTAGTTCCTTTTGGATATAAAAAATCAGAAGACGACCCGAAAACAGTTATTCCTATTCCTGAACAACTGGATGTTTTACAAGAGGCAATAACATTACATAAGAAGGGACAGTCTTTACAAAAGTGTGTTGATTATATTTTTTCTAAAACAAAAAGAAAAATAACAAGACAAGGTTTTTATAAAATTGTTAATAAGAATAATGTTAAAAAGAAAGCAAGAGAATCTGCAAGAGAACAATTAGATTATCAAAGAGATAGAGTTCTAAAAGCTAAAAGAGAATTAGATAAAGAAAGAAGTAAGCTTCATAATAAAAATAAAAAGATTAGAGATTTAGATATTGTTTTAGAAGGAAAATCTAAAACAGTTATTGATACAAAAGAAATAGAAGAAGCTTCACCAACCATACAAAAAGCTTTTGAAGAAAAAGATATTATCTTTCAAGCTAATGCAGGACCACAATCTGATTTTTTAGCATCATCAGAAAGAGAAGTATTTTATGGTGGAGCAAGAGGTGGTGGTAAATCATATGCGATGTTAGTAGACCCACTACGCTATTGTGATAAACAACATCATCGAGCATTGTTAATTCGTAGAACAATGCCTGAGTTAAGAGATTTAATTAACCACTCTCAACAATTATATTCCAAAGCATATCCTGGAGCAAAGTGGAGAGAGCAAGAAAAAGAATGGAGATTCCCTTCAGGTGCTAGAATAGAATTTGGATATGCAGAAAATTTAACGGATGCATTACGATATCAGGGACAGTCATATACTTGGATTGGTATAGATGAATTACCACAGTATCCTACTCCTGATATTTATAACTTCTTACGCTCATCACTTAGAAGTGTAGACCCTGCAATACCTGTCTACATGAGAGCTACAGGCAATCCCGGAAACGTAGGTTCACTCTGGGTTAAAGAAATGTTTGTTGACCCTAGTGAAGCTAATCAAAAATTTGAAGTAGAGATACCAACACCGATGGGTGTCAAAAGTATATCCAGAAAGTTTATACCTGCAAAGTTACAAGACAATCCTTACTTGATGCAAACAGATGATTACTACGCAATGTTGGCATCATTACCTGAAGTTCAAAAGAAACAATTTTTAGAAGGTGATTGGGATGCATATGAAAGTTCTTCTTTCCCTGAATTTAATAGACAAGTTCATGTAATAGAACCTTTTGACATTCCGAGAAACTGGATGAGGTTTAGAGCTGCGGACTGGGGATATAGTTCACCTGCTTGTTGTTTATGGTTTGCAGTAGATTACGATAATAATTTATTTGTATATAGAGAACTTTATACAAAAAGAAATACCGCCGATATATTTGCAAGAAAAGTTTTAGATATGGAAGACGGTGAGTATATTCGATATGGAATATTAGATAGTTCAACTTGGGCAAGACGAGGAGATATAGGCCCAAGTATTGCGGAGACAATGATACAAGAAGGTTGTCGTTGGAGACAATCAGATAGAAGTCCTCGAAGTAGAATAGCAGGTAAAGTAGAAGTCCACAAAAGATTAAGGATAGATGAGGACACAGGATACCCTAGTATGTTTATATTTAACAACTGTTTGAATTTAATTAGAACATTACCGATGCTACCTGTTGATAAAAATAATCCTGAAGATGTAGATACAACTGCTGATGACCACGCCTACGATGCACTAAGATATGGATGTATGAGTAGACCTATCCATCCTGTATCACAAAGAGGTAATGACTTCTTAACATCAACAGAAAGACAAGATTCTGCACCTGCAGATAGCATATTTGGATACTAATGAAACTACCCAAGTATGTAACAGTAGGACCCTTTACTGTACAACTAGTTTGTGTACCTCATGAATTAATGTATGAAGTGTCCGAAGCACAAGGGACATTTGTAGTAAAACCTCCCTATAAAATATATTTAGATAGAGAGATGATACAAGCAGGTGGTCCAGATGCTGTTAATGTCGTAATACATGAGTTATTACATTTAGGTTTTTATCAGTATCATTTAAAAGAAAAAGAAGAAGAGACAATCGTCAATTCTTACGGAAACTTTTTAACCGAACTCTTATGCCATTCAGGATTAAAAGAATGGATAAGATTTCACACAAAATAACAATAGGAGAAACAACAATGGCAATCATGAAGCAATATAAGCAAGGTGACTTACCAGAAAATTTATATGGTAATGAAGCATCGAAGCAAGGTGATAGTAAGATTAATGTCGTAAAGCCAGGAGCAGGATTACCTGCAGACTATGCAGAAGGTGGCGTTAACAAAGACTTCCCAAAAGAAAATAAAAACACTGTTGACGGAAAAGTATTTTCATTAGCTGACGAAAGAGATTACTAATTTAAATGCCACACGAAAATACAGTAGGCGGAGTATTTTCTGAAGACGATGATGTAACGGCCTTAGATAATAAAGAAGATAAAAGTTATGATAATTTAGGTTCTATTATAGAATCTAGATTAAAAGAATCAGAACAAGCTCGACTTTATGATGAGAAGAGGTGGTTACGAAGCTATCGAAACTATAGAGGTATCTATGGTGCAGATATGGCTTTTCGTGATTCAGAGAAATCTAGAGTTTTTGTTAAGGTAACAAAGACAAAAGTTCTTGCTGCTTACGGACAATTAATAGAGGTTCTATTCTCGCAAGGTAAATTTCCTATTGGGATATTTCCAACTAAAGTACCTTCAGGTGTTAGTGAATATGCACATATAAAACCAGAAAATATGAAGAACCCTCGTATGGAGGATATCTATGGTTTTGATGGAGACGGAAGAGATATGTCTCCTGGAGCTACCGCCGATAGTATTTTAAATGGATTGGCAGAGAAGTATGCAGAAGCAGGATTTGAAAAAGGACCTGCTCCTGATTTAAAGAACATGCCACAGATAGAACCTGCAGAGGAAGCTGCTAGGAATATGGAAAAACTTATCCATGACCAACTAGAAGAATCTCATGCTATATCTGTTATGCGTCATGTATTATTTGAAATGTGTTTGTTAGGAACAGGTATTTTAAAAGGACCTTTTAACTACGAACAAGCAGAACACAAATGGGCATTAAACGATAAAGGTGAAAGAGAATACACACCCTCTAAAAAATTAGTACCTAGAGTAGAGGCAGTTAGTTGTTGGGATTTATATCCTGACCCCGACGCTGTTCAGATAGAAGATGCAGACTATGTAATTCAAAGACATGTCTATACTCGTTCTCAAGTTAGAGATTTGATGAATAGACCATTCTTTAGAAAGTCAGCAATCGAAGATTTACTAGCCTATGGTTCTAACTACGAAACAAGAAGTTATGAGACTGCATTGTTTGATAGAGAGAATCAAGAAGAGTTTAGTAAAAACAGATATGAGATTCTAGAGTATTGGGGTGTCATGGATAAAAGCTTTGTTGAAGAAGCAGGAATAGAATTACCTGATGATATTGATGATGATTTAGATGAAGTTCAAATAAATGCATGGGTATCTAATGGACATATATTGCGATTAGTTCTAAATCCTTTTACCCCTGCAAGAAATCCCTTTATGGTATGTCCTTATGAAATCAATCCTTATCAATTCTTTGGTGTGGGCATACCTGAGAATATGGATGATGCACAAACAATTATGAATGGTCATGCAAGAATGGCTATTGATAATTTAGCATTAGCAGGAAATTTAGTTTTTGATATTGATGAAACAATGTTAGTTCCGGGACAAGACATGACAGTATTTCCTGGAAAGATATTTAGAAGACAAAGTGGTCAAACAGGACAAGCTTTACATGGTTTAAAGTTTCCTAATACTGCACCTGAAAACATGCAGATATTTGATAGGTTTAGACAACTAGCAGATGAATCAACAGGAATACCTTCTTACTCTCACGGACAAACAGGAATACAATCCACAACTAGAACTGCATCAGGAATGTCAATGTTGATGGGAGCTGCCGCACTAAATATAAAAACAGTTATTAAAAATGTAGATGACTATCTACTCAAACCTTTAGGTGAAACTTTGTTTCATTGGAATATGCAGTTTAATAAAGATGTACCTGAGATACAAGGTGATTTAAATATTAAAGCACAAGGTACAACTTCACTCATGACAAAAGAAGTTAGGTCACAAAGATTGATGACATTTATGCAAGTGGCATCTAATCAGTTCTTAGCACCTTTTGTTAAATGGCACAGTATTATAAAAGAGATTGCTAAGTCTATGGATGTAGACCCCGAACAAGTAGTTAACGACCCTGAGAAGGCAGCAATCTTTATGAAGATGATGGGAGACATGAATGGAAATCAACAAACTCAAAGCGTTAACCAACAACAGGGCGGTATGGCAAATACTGGAGGAGTACCTGCAGGAGCAAATAACCAAGACACACAAGGGTCTGGAGGTGGCAACATCGGAGTTGGAACTCCACAGACTCCAGGGCAAGGTGGCAATGTTGCACCAAATCCTCAACCTGAAGGACCAACTGAATAATAATGGCAAATAAACTATCAGACATATTATCACAAGAATCATCAGGGATTATGTTCCCTTTTCAAACCCGTGTTAAACCTGTTAAAACAGAGCAACAAGTTTATACACCTACCGAGGGTATTATGAATGTTAAAGGAACAGCATATGAAGGACCTGATGCTACTATTACTTATGGCTCAAAAGAACAAGGATACCCAAGACAATTAAAAGAAATTGAAAAAGGATTATTACCACAGTTTGACCAAGCACAGTTCCCTGATAAAGGAAAGGGTAGAATAGAAACAACAACACCTGCAGTGCTACCTATGACTACTACACCTTTTACACAAGAAGATGATAAACCTTTAATGGACCCATGTCCTCCAGGATTTAAACTAGACCCTATTAAAAAAATATGTGTTCCAATACAACAACCAAAGAGTGATACAAAAAAGATAGGACCAGATAATCCACCAAGAAATATTGGACCTGTGGCTAATTCCGTAGACCAAGTATCAAAGGCATTTGAAAAATTAAAAGATACAGGTGGTCTGTATGCAGATGGGTTTAAAGAAATTGTAACTCTAGAAATAGATAATTCTAGCATAATATCTAAGTTTGGATTTTTAGGAAAATTTATAGATGATGTATTTATTAAAGGACCTGCAGATAAAAAATTTATAGATACATTTGGTGGTGGAAAAGACTCCCCGCTTAGTGCTGAAGATTTAGAAGGAATAGATGTATCAAAAACAAAGGATGGAAAATTAAAAGCCACCTTTAATCAAAAAGGAAAAGAAAATTACGATAAGATTATGACTAAAGAATCTCTAGCAGGTAATCTAGCAAGTACACAAAAAACAGATAGAAACGGAAACATTGTATTAGGTCCTAATGGTCAGCCTATGATTCAAGGTCCTATATCAGTGGGTTCTTTTGGAACTACAAGTGGTAAAGGATTTAAATCTGCACCTTCCTATAAAATAAAAGATGGTAAAGTTATTCCTGATAAACCAAAGAAAAAAATAAGCACTAAAACATTTGCATCTAGAAGAAAGGCAATGATGAGAGATAGAACTAAAACACCAACAGGAGTAAACAGACCAGGGAGATAATATGGAAACAACAATATCCACAGAACAAGTATCAAGCAATTTACAAAATTTAACAGATGAAGAAAGACAATTAATTACACAATTAAATATACCACAGTTTAGAAATTTTATGTCAAAAGTTTTTGGTGCAGATTTTGGTAATATCATGCAAGAGGCTATACCTGCACCACAAGTGGCACAACAACCAGTTTCACCACAAAGTGAAACCCCTGCACCTATGGAAGGTCAGGGGATAATGACGCAGCCACCCTCTCAATAGAGGCCCTGCATATAGGGGCGACCTGAATCCAACAGCACCCCAAAGGAGAATAAATGGAAAAAGACGAAAACAAATCTGAAGTTGTAGAAGAAAAAGTTTCCGAAGCAACAGAAGAAATCGCAAAGCCGACTCCATACAAAAACCCTAATAGAGGATTAATGGAGAAGGAAATCGAAACCTCAGCTACTGAAGAGTCTGATGAAAAACCTGACGAGGAAAAATCAAAAGACGAACACCCTGAAAAAGTAGAACAAAATGCCGTTTATAAGAAGCGATATGACGACTTAAAAAGGCATTACGATGAGACTAAGACTAAGACTGACGACCAAATACTTAAACTTAAAAAACAAATAGAAGCGATATCTTCTAAGCCTGTTTTTAAATCTCCAGAAGAGATAGAAGAATGGCGAAGAGAATATCCTGAAATGTACGAATCTGTCATGCAACTGACTACAGAGGCGACATTGAAATCTAAGCAAGAGATGGAGGAGCAGTTATTAGAGGTTAAAAAACAACAAGCCCAGATTGCAAAAGACAAAGCGGAAGTTGAACTCTCTAAGAAACATCCTGACTATAAAGAACTTGCTGATGACGATGATTTCCAAAGTTGGACTCTAGGTCAACCAAAGTATATACAAAACATTATTGATAAATCATATGACGCAAAAGAAATATCAAGAGTTATTGATTTGTATAAATATGATAGAGGAGTTTCTTCTAAAAAGGTAACTAGTGCGGATGTTAAAAAAGAAGCAGCAAAAGCAGTTTCTAAAACAAAAGTATCAGAAACACCTGGAGATAAGAAGAAATTCACATGGGACCAAATCCAAAAGATGAAACCCCATGAGTATTCTAAGTTAGAGGATGAAATCGACAAAGCTCATAGAGAAGGTCGCATCGTATAAATAGTTAACTCATATCAATTTTAATACAATAATAGAGGAGAAAAAAGATGGCTTTTCAAAGCGTATCAGGTAATAATAATTTACCTAACGGGAATTTTAGTCCAATTATCTATTCCCAAAAAGTCCAGAAGTTCTTCCGAACAGCATCTGTCGTAGAAGCTATTACAAATACAGACTACGCAGGTGAAATTGAGAACTTCGGTGACACCGTAAACATCATCAAAGAACCTACTATTACTGTAAGTGCGTACTCAAGAGGTGCGGTTGTTGACACACAAGATATCGTTGATGACCAAATCCAATTAGTAGTCGACCAAGCAAACGCATTTTCATTTAAAGTTGATGACATTGAGGAAAGACATTCTCATGTTAACTTTGAAAGCATTGCAACTTCTTCTGGTGCTTATGCACTCAAGAATGAATACGACAAAAACGTAATTGCAGCGATGGTAGCAGGAGTAAGCTCATCATCACCTGACCACTTGTTAGGTGCTGATTCAGGCTCAGGACAAGACCAAGACGTAGGTTTTGGAAGTTCTGAAGTAGACCCTGTTGATACAATCTCAAAACATAACAGACTGCTTAATGCAGCCGATGTACCTGAAGAGAACAGATGGTTCTTAGCAGGTCCTGAGTT